CCGCTTGGATTGCAGCCTGCGAGCTGCACCCAGACGGCCCCGTGCGGTGCGATGGGTTCGACTCGAACGGCCAGCCCGTGGGGCGTGGGGTGACCGACCCCTACATCCCGATGGTGGCGTACACCGAAGAGCAGTCGGATGAGCTCGCGTATGCGGCGTTGCGGGTAATCCTGGAATATAGTCCGCTCGCTGGCGACTTTGACATCGGGCTAGAGCGTATCATGCGCATCGGCGGCGACGGGAAGGCGGTGAGCCTGGCCACCTCGCCGGACGCGCGGGATGGGGCGAGAACTACATTCCAGGTCTTTGACGAGACCCACCGGCTGACGCTACCGAAGCAGAAGCGCGCGCACCGGACGATGCTGGCGAACATCCCCAAGCGCATGCTGTCCGATGCGTGGAGTCTGGAGATTACGACGGCGCCGGCGCCAGGCGAGGGCTCGGTGGCTGAGGATACGATGGATTACGCCCGCCAGGTGGCGGACGGCAAGATCAGAGACTCGCGCTTGTTCTTTTTTCACCGTCAAGCGGGCGATGATGGTAAGCCGCTGCTATTGGAGACGGAAGAACAAATCCGCGCAGCGGTGATCGAGGCTTCCGGCCCGGTGGCCGAGTGGTCCGACATTGACGGCATCGTTGAGCAGTGGCAGGACCCGACGGCGGACCGGACGTATCTGGAACGGGTATGGCTGAATCGGCTGGTGCGGGCAAGCGAGCGGGCCTTTGATGCCGAGCAATGGAGGGCGCTGACAAGGCCGGACTATGAGCCCGCCGACGGCGCGATGATCACCCTGGGCTTTGACGGCAGTCGCTACCACGACGCCACGGCCATCGTGGCCACAGAGATCGAGACGGGTTACCAGTGGCTCGTGGGCCTATGGGAGCAGCCGCACGGCATGGAAGGCTGGGAGGTGCCGGCGTCAGAGGTGGAGGCGGCGATTGCTGAGGCGTTTCGCCGCTGGGACGTGTGGCGGATGTATGCGGACCCGCCGTATTGGGAAAGTTGGGTAGCTAAGTGGGCTGGCGAGTACGGGGAAAAGCGCGTGCTGGAATGGTGGACGAACCGGCAAAAGCCCATGGCGTATGCTATCAAGTCGTTTGCGAATGCCATCGCAGCTGGCGAGCTCTCCCATGACGGCAGCCCGCACTTGGCGCGACACATCGGCAACGCCTGCCGGCGGGTGCTCAACATTCGCGATGAGGAAGGCCGGCCGCTTTGGACGATGTACAAAGAGCGGTCGGACTCACCGCACAAAATTGATGCCGCGATGGCCGCGGTGCTCTCATGGGAAGCGCGGAATGACGCACTGGCAGCCGGGGCAGTGGATGGGCCTCGATCTGTGTACGAGGATAAGGAGTTGATGATCTGGTGAGGCGGTCGATTGAGCCGGGTTGCGTGGTGGTGACGTTAGGCTTGGCGCTGCTGGCTGCGGGCCTCACTGTCTGGCTCGGCTGGCCTGTTTCGGCGACTGTGGTGGGCTCGCTGTTGTTTGGGGTGGGGGTCATCTCTGCCTTGACGGCAGGGACTGGAGAGGAGCCTAACCGGTGAATGGGCTGACACGCTGGCTGTGGCCATCTGCAGGCGCGGAGCATCGCAGCTCTATGACGCTAGACGATCTGGCACAAGCCCTCTCGGGGCCGCCGACGGCTACCGGCAGGCGGGTGAGCACGGAGGGCAGCCTGCAGCAGGTGACTGTGTTCGCCTGTGTGCGCTTGATTGCCGAGAGCGTGGGCATGTTACCGCTGGTGCTGTACCGTCGTATCCAGCCGCGGGGCAAAGAACGGGCCACGGATCACCCCTTGTATAGCGTGCTGCATGATCTGCCCAACCCGGAGCTAACTGCCCTGGAACTGTATGAGAACCTGGCCGGACACCTGGCGTTATGGGGCAACGCCTACTGTGAAATCGAGTATGACGGCGCGGGGCGGCGGTGGGCGTTGTGGCCCCTGAGGCCGGACTATATGACGGTCGAGGTAGACCCGGAGACAAGCCAACGGGTGTACGTGTATCAGTTGCCGGATGGGGGGATGGTGTCGTTGCCGCGCTATCGGGTGTGGCATGTGAGAGGCTGGGGCACGGACCCCTGGGTAGGCAAGAGTCCGATTGCCCTGGCGCGGGAGGCTATCGGCCTGAGCATGGCCACAGAGGAATATGGGGCGCGGTTTTTCAACAACGACTCGCGGCCGGGCGGCATCCTCACGACCGACAAGACGTTGAGCCCGGCCGCGGCGGAAAAGCTCAAAGCCCGCTGGCAGGCGGCGCACTCCGGGTTGACCAATGCGCACCGGGTAGCGGTGATGGAGCAAGGGTTGACATGGCAGGCGATCGGCATACCGCCGGAAGAGGCGCAGTTCCTGGAGACGCGCAGGTTCCAGGAGACGCAAATCTGCCAGGTCTACCGGGTGCCGCCGCACATGATCGGCATCACGGAACGCTCTACAAGCTGGGGCACCGGCATTGAGCAGCAGGGCCTGGGGTTCGTTGCCTTCACACTCATGCCCTACCTGATGCGCATCTCGCAGAGCATATCGCGGGATCTGCTGACGCCGGTGGAGCGGCGGGAGATGTTCGCCGAGCACCTCACGGCGGCGCTGGAACGGGGCGACATCCAGGCGCGGTATAACGCCTACAACATCGGGCGCAACGGCGGCTGGCTGAGCGTGAACGACATCCGGGAGAAAGAGAATATGAACCCGGTGGAGGGCGGCGATACGTACCTGCAGCCGCTCAACATGACCGAGTTGGGTGGCGGATCGGAGGCCGATGATGAAGGGCAGGATTGAGCGGCGGTTGGTGCCGCTGGATGGTTTCGAGCTGCGGACCGATGGCGATGGGCCGCCAGAGTTAGTAGGCTATGCCAGCGTGTTCAACCAGGAAGCGATCATTTCCAGCTGGTGGGACGAATGGCGGGAGATGGTCGCGCCGGGGGCGTTCAAGAAGACGATCCGAGAGGGCGATATTCGGGCGCTGTTCAACCACGATCCGAACATCGTCCTGGGGCGCAACAAAGCGGGCACGCTGGAGTTGCGAGAGGACGATCATGGGCTGTATACGCGCATTTTGCCCCCCGACAACGAGTGGGGGCGGCCGGTGGTCGATGCGGTGCAGCGGGGCGACGTGACCGGCATGAGCATCACGTTTTCTGTGGTCAAACAGGAGATGTGGTGGCCGGAGAAGGGCAGCCAGGAACTGCCCAAGCGCACCATCAAAGAGGCCAAACTGTACGATGTGAGCCCCGTCACCTTCCCCGCCTTTGAGCAGACGGAGATCGCGGCCAGGGCCGCGCTGCAAAAGGCCCTGGGAGAGGATATGCTGCTGCGTGCTGGGGCCTTGGCCCGACGGGCGCAGATGGGCATGGTGCTATCGGCTGAGGACCGGGCCATCCTGGCCGAGGCCGTGAGCATATTGGAGAGCGTGACCGGAGAGCCGCGGGGCAACTCGCACTCTCCTGAGGCAGCGGACGGCGAGCCGCCGGATGTCCGGCACTCGGCGGAAGCGCGGGCGCGCAGATTGAGGCTAATCCGCATGATGACAGTTGCACAGGAGAGTGTGAAATGACTCTGGCAGAGTTGCTGCAAAAGCGGGCGGAGACCCAGTCCTCTATGGAGGCGCTGGACGAAAAGGCCCGTAGCGAAAGCCGGGACATGACCCCGGAGGAAAAGGCGGAATGGGACCGCCTGGACGGCGAGTTTGAGAGCCTGAGCGCCCAGATTGAGCGGGCGCAAAAGCTGGAAGGCCGGCGGCAGATGCTGGGCCAGAGCGCCGGCACGCTGGTTGGAGTGCAAGGCGCCGAGGGTCGCCAGGCGCCAGCGGTGCTCAAAATCGGGCGCGGCGACACGGAAGAGCGGGCTATGGCCCACTACCTACGCACCGGCGACATGGGCGGGTTGGTGGAGGCCAGGGCCTACAACAACACCGACATGAACGTGACCACGGACGCCGATGGCGGGGTGGTGGTGCCTGTCGGCATGGTGCAAGACATTGTGGCCCGGAGGGATGAACTGGCCCTGTTCCCCAGGCTGGGCGTGCGCGAGGTCCCCGGCCAGGGTACCACGGTCAACTATCCCATTGACAACGAGGCCGATGTGTTGTTCTCGGCGGTTGACGAGTCTGGCGACATTGGCCAGGACGCGCCGGCGCTCACTGAGAAGGCGTTCACGCTGAAAAAGTACGCCAAGTACGTAACGCTGACGTGGGAGTTGCTGCGCGATGAAGATGCCCGGTTGCTCGAGTTCTTGAACAACTGGGTGGCCCGCGGCTGGGCCGGCACGCACAACAGCCTGCTCATCACGGAGGCCCTAGCCAGCGGCACGGCGGGTTTGACCCTGGACTCGGCTACGGCCATCGATGAGACGGAAATCCCGGAGTTGGTTGGCAAGCTGGCGCCTGAGTACCAGGAGGGCGCGCAGTGGATCATGCACCCCGGTACGTTCGCCTACCTGCAGGGCCTGACCGGCAACCCGTTCCAGTTCATGCCGACGCCGGGAGGCAGCCGCAACACGCTCTGGGGCTATCCGGTGAACCAGAGTTCCTACGCGACCGCTTATGCGGCGAGCGCCAAGTCGTTGATCTTTGGCAACTTTTACTTCATGGGCAAGCGCGAGGGGACCGGCCTGACCGTCCTGCGTGACCCGTATAGCGCGGCGGGCAAGGGCCAGGTGCGGCTGTGGTTCTGGTTCGACGCGGTGTATGGCGTGCTCCAGGCCGAGGCCATCCAGTACGCGACCCATCCATCGGCTTAGTGAGGGCAAGCATCCGGGGGCGGGGTTAGCCGCCCCCGGGTTCAGGGAGGATCTGTGGCGTTTTTGCAGATAGTCACCCGGACTTTCGGCCGGCGGCCGACGCTGTTAGCCCGCAACCAGTCCAGCCTGGCGGCGCTGCGGGATCCCGATTGGGAGCAGACGCTGGTTGTGGATGAGATCGGCCGGGGCGTCAACTGGGCCAACACCAATCTGGCCAACGTCCCGGCCTCTAGCGAATACGTTTGGGTGCTGGATGATGACGACATGTGCGCCCTGCCCTCCCTGTTGAGTACGCTCAAGCGCCTCCGCGCCGCGCAGGTCATCGTCATGCGGACGCAGCATGCGCTGTTTGGCGTGTTGCCGCACAACGCCCACTGGGGCGGCCGCCCGGTGTTGGGCGACTGCGGCTGGAGCAACTATTTCGTGCGCAGCGATGTGTGGAATGCCCACCGGGCGGTGCTGGCGAACATGGCCTGCTATGAGGCGGATCACGTGTTTGCGGCCCACCTGTGGGACCAGGGCGTTGGCTTTGTCTGGCACGATGCTATAGCGGCGATCTACCCCCAGGCCAGCCGGGGAGCGGCGGAGTAATGCACGTCGAGGCGCTGCAGGTGATGGCGGGGCTGCTCAAGCGGGTGGCGCTCAGAACAGCCGATGTGCTGGACGTGGGCGCCTATGACGTCAACGGCACGTACCGGCCGCTGATCGAGGGGCGCGGGTGGCGCTATACGGGCCTGGACGTGGAGATCGGGCCTAATGTGGACATCGTGAGCCCGGACCTGTACCGCTTCCCCTTCGATGATGGGCGGTTCGACCTGGTGATCTCGGGCTCGACAATGGAGCACGTGCAGGCGATCTGGCTGTGGGTGCCTGAACTGGCGCGGATGATACGCCCCGGCGGCTGGTTGGCCATCGTCACGCACTGGCAGTTCCCGGTGCATCGCTATCCTGTGGACTGCTGGCGCATCATGCCGGACGGTATGCGGTATCTGTTCGACCTGACCGGAGTGCTGTATGACTATGAAATCGAAATCGCGTCGCAGTACGACATCGGCGCATTGGCGCGGAAGAGGTGAGCAGCCCGTGAAGGTGTTGGTGTTCACGGCCACCTACGGGCAGGGCCCACAACCGGAGACCATCGCCTCGGTGGAGGCGCTCGAGTTTGCGGGCCGGTACATGCACGAGGTGAGCTGGCACAATCCATGGCCTGGGGCCGATCCGCGCAACATTACGGCGCAGATGGAGCGGGGCCGGGCGCTGGCCCTCGAGGGCGGCTATGATGCCATGTTGAGCGTGGAGCACGACATGCGATTGCCGCCGGACGCGCTGCAAAAGCTGTGGGATGTGGGGGCTCCGGTGGTGTATGGGGTGTATCTGTTCCGGCATGGGTTTCCCGTGCTGAACGCCTATCAGAAATACCCGCCGCCGTCGTCTAACGTGGGCGAATCGCTGAGTGTGCACCCCCGGCTACTGGAAAATGCCCTGCGGGAGGTGATCACCGAGGTATCGGGCATCGGCTTCGGCTGTACGCTGATCCGGCGGGAGGTGCTAGCGGCTATCGCGTTCCGCGACCGCGACAGGGCCATCTACGGCACGGATACAATGTTCGCCCTGGATTGCCTGCGGGGCGGTTTCCGGCAGATGGCACATCTGGGCGTGCGTTGCGGGCACTGGAACGGCCGGCGGTGGCTGATGCCCTTCGAGGCAGAGTACGGCGACAGGGTACGGGTGTGCGCCCTACAAACGATGGTGGTGCGGGCAGGCATGGCCTCATTGCCGATCACGGCGGGGCTAGAGTACGAACTGCCGGAGGTGGATGCCCGTGAGCTGGCGCGGGCCGGCTATGTGCGGCTGTTGGAGGGGCCATGACCTACGCGACCGTCGTGCAACTGAGAGAATACCTCGGCCAGGTAGGGTCTGGGGCGGCCAATGACGCGCTGCTGCAATCCGTCCTGGACCGTGCCAACAGCATCGTCAACGAGGCCCTGGGCTTCGAGTTTGCGCCCTACGGCGAGGCTTCTGGCCGCGATGTCGAGTGCCGGCACCGCCAGCGGTGGCTGGAAGTGCCGTACCACAACGCAGGCACAGTGGCGACGGTGGAGGCCATCAGCGGGCGCGGCACGGCATCAGAGGTCACAGACGCCCTCGACGGCTGGCTGGAAGAGGATGACGGCCGCCTCTACCGTGACGGCGGTTGGGCGCCTGGCTGGTACCGTATCACGGCCCAGTGGGGCTATGGGCCTGCGCCGGCCAGCATCGTCGAGGTTGAGCTAGAGGTCGCGGTCAACATCTGGCGCGGTAGGGATGCCTCCATGTGGCAATCGGACATCGGCGTCGAGGGCGCGGGCGCGGTCAGTTACAATCGGGCGTTGACTTGGGCGCAGCGGTCTATCATCGAGGCGGTGCGGCTGCAATACCTGGGGGTGATACATGCCTAGACAGTATCGCCTGGACAGGCTGGAGATGCCCGAGCTGGAGGAGATCGCACCGAAAGCGCGGCGCCGGATTATGCGCCAGGCGGTGCGCGTGGGAGCGCTCAAGGCGCGGCAACTGGCACCAGACAGTGGGCGCAGGCACAAGGGTAAGCTGAACAAGTCCATTCGCTACGACGTGCTGGATGCCGGCCTCACCGGCCGCATCAAGGCCCGGGCGCCCCACGCGCACCTGGTGCACGACGGCACGAAAGCGCACAGAATCCCGGCGCCGAAAGACCCGCTCAGGCGGCGCAAGGCGTTCCCCCTCTTCGCCGGCGGGCACCCCGAGTGGCACCCTGGCGCGCGACCTAATCCGTTCCTGGTGCGCGCGGCCGAGGAGACGCTGCCCGAGATGGAGCGCGTCATGCGCGAGGGCGCTGAGGCCGCGATGGCGGAG